CAGAGAGTTGGGATGCAGAGGGATTAACTCCTAAAGGAAAAGAATGTGTTATAGAGATGAAGTTTAGAAATAAGCACTATGATACTAAAATGCTTGAAAAGTTTAAATACGATAAACTAATCGGTACTGGTAAAGTTGCTCTATACTTTGTAAATGACCCAAAGGCAAACTACTTGTTTTGGTTGAATGATATTGAACTACCAAAGGCAGTAAATAAGTATTGTCCAGAAACTACAATGTGGGGAAATAAGAAAGTTTTGAAACCTTGTTATCTACTCGAAGAAAGTAAAGCAGTATTGATAAATAAAAATAATTAACAAAAAGTGTTTATAATTAAATAATTATTTATATATTTGTTTAACTTTAAAATCAAAGACAAATGAAAACAATTAAAAGAATTATCAAACAAGTAAAAGAAAACAAGAACCTAAAACCTTACAAGGTTGTTAGATTATCAAGCGGAGTTATCTGTGAGCATTACAGTAATGGTAATATAAAAGTATTATAGTTATGGGGATTGTAATAATAATACTTATAATAATAGTAATAAAAATAATAGTTACAATCAAAGAGAACTAATTATGAGAGGAACACAACCACACTACGAGAACGGAAAAGATTACGACATCATAGATGTTATTAGAGATTACGAACTAAATTTTTGTAGAGGTAATATTATTAAGTATATTGCAAGAGCAGGAAAGAAGCACGATGAGTTGCTTGACTTAATTAAGGCACAAGATTATTTAAATAGAGAAATAGAATTATTAAGAAGTAAAAACAAGATAGACAGATGAACCAATTAGATTACGATTTAGAAGAATATTTAGATGACAGAGAGTACGAATGTCAAGAGTGTGGAACTCAAATAGACAAAGAGCATAGCTATTGCAGTAGGGATTGTTTTAACGCATCTATGTTATGATATTACTTGTAGATGCTGATAGCTTAATATTTGCAAGTTGTTATCGTAAAAGATTAACTCCAGATGATAGTCCTTATTATGAGAAACTATCTGATGCAACTGATAAGTTTGATGAGCAACTTATGGGTGTTGTAAATGACTTGGAAGAACATTACGAGATAGACAAGGTGCTTATATTTAGTGGTTCTTTAGGAAACTTTAGAAAGCTAATAACAAAGAAGTATAAAGCCAATAGAAATAATCAACAGAAACCACCATTGTTAAATGAGGTACACGCATACGTAAAAGACAAACACAATTCTATTTACGGATATGGTGTAGAGACAGATGATATGGTAGCAAGGTATTGGTATGATTTATCTAACGAGTTTGGCAGAGATGAAGTAATGATTGTATCAATAGATAAAGATTACAAACAGTTTCCTTGCTTAATGTATAACTATCACTACAAGCATAAGGTAGTATATGATATAACAGAAGAAGAAGCAATGTACAATCTATATGAACAAATGATTATAGGAGATACTGCTGACAATGTAAACTATTTTAAAGGTAAAGGAAAGAAGTTTGCTGAAAAGTATTTAGCTGATTGTAATAGCCATTACCAATACACAAAGAAGATGTACGAACTATTTAAAGAAGTACACAAAGGAAAAGCAAAACAAAGGTACATTGAGTGCTACAATTTATTAAAATTAAGAACAAATTAAAGTAAACAATATGAGCGAGATTAAGATGATGCAATCTATAAAGGATTATGTAAACAACCTTTACAATTTAGATATAGAGAAAGATACAAGAAAAAGACAATACGTAGATGCAAGAACTTTTTACTATAAACTATGTAGAGATTTAACTAAATGTAATTTATCTACCATAGGGGAATCAGTAGGGCGAGACCATTCTGGAGTTATTCACGGATTAAATAATATACTACACCATTTAGATACAGATGAAATAGAAAGAGCATACATACATTTTGGAAAGGTGGAAGAATCCTATTCTTATTTAGAATATAAAAATGGAGAGTTAGCAAAAGAACTAAAAAAGAAGAAAGAAATATTAAGGTTGTTGCCACAGTTAGAAACCATTTACAATAACTTAAATGAATTAACAGAGGAACAAAAGAAAATAGTAAACAGAAGAAATGAGATGCAATTTAATACTATTGCAAAATGTTTAAACAGAGTAGAAGAAATAATAGAAACGGAAACAGTAATAGAAACAGAATAAAATGAAAAACGATAAACAATTAGATTATTTAAAAGTAGTATTACTTGGACAACTTACAATAGAAGCAATAGAGGATTTACAAGGCACTAACAAATACAGACAGAACATAAAGAATCAAGGTAATAAGTTTCTAAATATGTTAGAACAATATGTACAAGATGATTACAATACCGTTTACTTAAACAACCAAGAGATGACCACAAACGTATTAAGAAAGATTACTACATTGATGGATAAGATAAAAAACTCTGATGTAGACGACCTTGTTATGATTGATGCAGTAATAGATAAATACAAAGAAAACAAAGAGTGGTTTATGGAACACGCATCTGCTGACTTTTTAAAATTAGATTAAAATAAATAAAAATTAACTATATACTAATATGCAACTAATAAACATTCAAGAGGTTAGACCTAACGAAAACAATCCAAGATTTATAAAGGATTACAAATTTAAGAAACTTGTAAAATCAATTAAGGAGTTCCCACAGATGTTAAAATTAAGACCTATCGTAGTAAATAGAGATATGGTTGTACTTGGTGGTAATATGCGATTGAAAGCGTGTAAGGAAGCAGGATTAAAAGAAGTATGGGTTTTGAAAGCTGATGAACTTACAGAACAACAACAAAGAGAATTTATTGTAAAAGATAATGTAGGTTTTGGAGAATGGGATTGGGATGTATTAGGTAATGAATGGAATACACAACAGTTAGAAGATTGGGGAATGGAGGTAATAGGTTTTGATGTAGATGAAGATGATTTAAGTGATAGCTTTAGTTTACCTGATGGAGATAAAGCACCATTTCAACAACAAACATATACTCTTGCAGATGCACAAGCAGAGCAAATAAAAAACGCAATAGCTGATGTGAAGAAAACAGAGGAGTACAATTATGTAGAAACCTTTGGAAATGAAAATAGTAATGGTAACGCACTTTATTTAATTATATCACAATGGGCAGAGCAAAGGAAATAATAGTCAAGGTTATACCAAGTAAGATAGCTAATGAATTTGTAAAGCTAAATCATTATAGCGGAAAGGTAGTACCTAATAGTACTTTACATTTTGGTTGTTTTTTAGATAATAAGTTGCACGGAGTTATGCAATTTGGACCGAGTATAAATAAAAAAGGAACTATTAATTTAGTAGAGGGTACTGGTTGGAATGAGTTTATAGAACTTAATAGAATGGCTTTTGATGATTACTTACCAAAGTACTCTGAAAGTAGATGCATAGCTATTAGTATTCGTTTAATTAAAAAGAATGCTCCACACATAAAATGGATAATAAGTTTTGCAGATGGAACGCAATGTGGAGATGGAACAATATATAGGGCGAGTGGATTTAAGTTAGTTGGTATTGTAGATAATACTGCTTTAAGAATGAACCCAGAAACTGGGGAAGCAATGCACGTAATACAAGCACATCATTTAAAAATGAGTAGTGAGTTTAGGAACTGGAAACCCTTTAAAGGAAAACAATTAAAATATATATACTTAATAGATAAAAGTATGCAGATATCTAAAGAGGTGTTACCATTTAGTGAAATAGATAAACAAGGTGCAGGAATGTATAAAGGGGAAAAAATAACCCTCCAAGAAAGGAGGGATAATAATTAGAGCGGTGAGGTCGATATGAACGCCATCTTTTAACTGGATGTTAAATGTGTTACTTTTACACTACCACCGCATTTGAGATGACAATATACGACAAGTTATTGAATAAAAAAAATATTTAGTAAAAAAAAATGAAAGAAAACCAAAACAGAACAGAACACCATAAAAAAGCAATACTCGAAGCGTTAGAAAAATCGTTAGGAGTTGTTACAACTGCTTGTAAGATAGTAGGAGTAGGAAGAACAACATTCTATCAATGGTTAAAAGATGACGAAGTATTTGCACAACAAGTAAAGGATATTGATAACATTGCTTTAGATTTCGTGGAAAGTAAATTGTTTGAAAATATAAGAGATGGTAAAACATCTGAAACTATATTCTATTTAAAGACAAAAGGAAAGAACAGAGGTTATGTAGAAAGACAAGAGATAACTGGTGCTGATGGTATGCCTACTAAATTTGAAATAGAAATAATTGAAAATAAAAACTAACGTAGTATTTAAGCATCTTTTAAGGTCAGATAAAAAGATAACAAT